ACAGTATAAAGAACGCTGGCATTAACTGAAAAAAGAGTATTTGCAGATGTGATTGCAATCTCATCTGTCGCATTAGTTACCGAGGAATTCGCGTTAAATGATACAGAGATCGGTGGAGTTGAGGTAGTGTATACTGTATCGCTTTCGTTCCAGTATCCCTTACGCGAGATAAAGGTTAAAGTTCCCGTATTTGATGCAGAAGCATAGTTAGCAGTGATCACAGTGCCTTCAGCAACAATCGCATTCGCGCTATTGTAGATGTAGATGTTATTTGCAAAGGTAACGTTATTCGAAGAGCACTCATCAAACGCAATGACATGAACTTGCTTTTTAATGTCATATAAACCAGCATTTAGATTCACATAACTGACGTTTGCAAAGATTTGATTGTTGGTTTGATTAATAAGCTTATATGTTAAGCCGTAGTTATGAGCATTTGCGACAGCATTTGCCGACGCGTTTGCAGAAAGTATAAGAGAAGTTGAATTGGTTATGCTGACTACATTACCAATCGCCACGTTACCTGTGACATAAAGCGTAGAGTTGATGTAGTTGTTATTAAAAGCAGTAGATGTTCCAGTGACTACATTGCTGGCAGTAGATGTAGTGATTGTGCCTGTTCCAACTTTGTAATCCCAATCCGCCATGCGCTTACTGTTCTTGAAAGCGCCGCGAGCATTGGTAAGAGTAAGTTGAACTTCACCTTCTAACTGGATCACATTTGCCACTGTACCAGAAGCAGTAATATATCCTGCATTCTGTTGCTGTACTACATCGCCTACACTGAATGTTGCTGAAGGTGAAGTAATAATAACAGCATAATCTGTCGGTATGTTCATGAACTTACCAGACATTGATTTGTCTGTCAGTGTACTTGCCGTAAAGCTTATTCCCGTGTTATTCGTTCCAGTATAATAGGTAGCAGATGGAACGAATACACCTGAAGTGTGTGATACCGAGATAAAACCATTTGTATTCGAAGAAGGTGCAACTTCGAGTACTCTTCCTTGTGCAGCAAGCATGCCATTCGCCGCATAACGATATACGGTATTTCCGACAGAAACGTTTGATGTGGCCGCACTGTATCCGATATTGACTACAGGTTGAACACCGCGTTCGAACAGACGATAGTAGTTTTCGGCCGTAAAATCTGCCGTCACTTCATTGAGGTTTAATACTTTCTCAGAAACAATCGATTCTGTGTCGAGAGTATATCCATATCCGCCGTCTACAAAAATGAAATCTACGAGACCTGCGGCCGAATTAGTAGATTCTACTCGCGCTAAACCTCCGAGGCCGCGATCACTGTTCGTAAATCTTACGATGTCTCCGACATTAAAATCTCTGCCGCGTGTCTGAACTGTAACTCTTTTTACGGATCCTACGAGTTTCGATCTTTTGGTAATATCGAATACGGGTTCATTATTGATGTTAAGGCCAATCACTTCGCCGTTACGAAATTCGCCTTGTCTTCCAGAAATATAAAGTAGGTTAACGAAACCTTTACCAACTCTTCTGCGAATGTACTTCTCAACAAAAGCTTTGGCGCCTGAAAGCTGGCCTACAACTTGTTTTCCAACATAGTCAATATTATAGATCGAGTACCCTATTTCAAGATATTCTGGTTTCTCATACACGCCGTCTGATAGACGAAAGATCTTTTCTGCAGGATAATTTACTTCTGCGGCTGTACCATATACAAGTTTAAAGAAGAGATCGATAGAACGTTCTGTGCCCTTTGCACGATACAGATCAAGAGAGTTCTTCACAAGAAGCTTCTTATTTGTGGCAGTATCAAACTGAATGTTCTTCAGATACTTCTCTTTAAAGTGAACGATGAAGTCGTCAGTAGTTTCGTCAATATCTCTGTAACTCGGTAGTCGACGAGCATGATAAAGCGGATTTGCATCAATTGGTTGATATCGTGTGATACTCGACATATATGTTGAGTTAGCAAGTTGATCAGCAGTGACTTCTATAATATCGTTATTCGAAGCGATATACTGAGTAACAGTATTGCCAGAATAATTAACATATGTTCCAGAATTTTCAAGCCACTCATAGTAGGCTTTCACAAACGCAATAAAGTTTTCTCCTTCTTCTTGGTAAAAAGAAGGGAATTGACTCTGAATTAACGGAGATATTCTTTTTTCTATATTCTTCATTATTCTCTGATCTGTTCAATTGTGACGTCGACGTCATTTTCAAGAATATTGAGTATCACGTTCTGAGAAGAAGTGATGTCAAGAGTGCGCGGCTTGGCATAGATTTTCAAAGAAGTGCCAGTGTAATTAGTAATATTAAAGTTGTTGATTCTGACGATACCGGTATCATAGTCAACAGTACCAATATTAAGAATGGTTCTATGTTGTGTTCCAGAAGTATTGATGATACGCATGATACCATCACCGTTATCTTCAAGACGGCAGTTTGGCAATCCGTTATATGTGAATGTCGAAGAACTTACGACATGAATATCTCCGATTAAGTGCTCTGCACTTTTACCTGGAACATCGTTCTTCAGCGGATTTTTAAAATCAATCGTTACATTCTGACCAGAAGAAATTACACCTGAAGTCGCCAATGATACAAGAGAGCCAGAATTCAGTCTCGAAGTCAGCCTCGACAACACACCTCCTACGTCTCTTCCAAACAATGAATTTGAAGTAACGGGATCAGCGCTCGAAATAAGCGAACCAGAAGTTGACGTAGGAGTAGAAGTTACCGTCGTACTCAAAACAGGTGTCAGATACTTGACGAGTTCAACCTGAGTTTCGTTACTGATAATGCTTGTTTCAGCTGCATCAATATCCCGAATAAATCTCGAATAGCGCAGTGTGCGACCAAAGTTATTGAGATTGACAGAAGCGTGTGTCAGAATAGAATCGATAACGTTCGTACGAATATCTTCTGGATTCAAACCTGTCAGGTTGATATTGTATTTGATCTTTGTATTGACATACAGATATGTGTAATCAGGAGAAACAAAGAGTGGTTCGATAGCAACCGAAGATCTCGATCTTAGAAATTTCTTATATTCTGCTTCTTTAATCTTTGGGAGACCGTCGACCTCATCGAGATCGATCGACAAGAAGATTCTGCCGTATTGAGGAGGATTAGCATCTTCTCCGCCATATGCAACGACTGCGTTAATTTCAGGAAAGTTTGCTTTAAGTAGGTTCTCATAATCTTCTGAAGTGACTGCTCGCTCTTGTGTAGTGAATGCACGAGGAGCATTATACTTGATCGAGTTGAGATCTTCTGCAACTGCACCGTCTGTGGCCGCAGTAATAGTTTCAATAACAACATTTGGTTCGTTGTCGATACGCGCAGTATTGATAAACTTAAATGCGCCGTTCGGAAGTTCGCCGCTACATGTTCGATACTCGATGATGCACGCAGAGTTGTTCTTTGGCTTTCTTCCAACGACTCCATCACCGAAGACAACCTCATATGTGTCACCAATTCCTGGTTGTAAGAAGAAGACTTTTGAATTTCCGTCGTGGCCGAAGAGTGATGTCGCTCTCTTGTAAGTTTGAACAGTCGTACCGTTATCTTCGAAGACTGTAACTAATACACTTTCGAGGTCAACACGCTTATTGCTAATCTTATAGATTAGTGGATTAGCATAATTTACTGTGTAGGTATCACTTAAGTAGTTACCTTCGTAGATTCGAATCGCTTCGCTTTCATATACGAAGTTTGATCCTGACGGAGTTCTGTTGGTAATCACATAATTTTCAGTAGTGCTAAAGTTATAAGTGAAGTCATCAACACGCGAAGTAAATGATGTACCCTTTGGAATAACAATCGAGCGCTTTGATGCATCTGAAGAAGTGATGACGAGTTGAATCACGGCTGATGAAGATCGAAAGGATCTCGGAAGATAGTTTAATTCTTTGGCGTGTGAAACGACACTGTCACGAAGCTTAGCAGAATCAAGAAACATCTCATTACTGATCATGTTCAGGTAGAACGCGTTCTGATAAGTGTTATACGAAAGCACATCGAGAAGAACCGAAAGGTTACTTCCGTCAAAGTCGTAATCTTTAAATCTGTCTTGAGATTTGAGAAAAGTCTTCAACGAATCCTTATAGGAATCAAAGTCTAACTGTGTAAGGACTATACTGGAATTTGCTGCCATTATCTTACTCTATAAAGGGTGAGTTGAAGTGTCTGCGGGTTAGCATTATTTATTATCTCATAATAGACTGATACTTCATAAGAATGCGCAAACTCGTTTGATATTACTAAGACGTCAATGATTCTGGCGCGTGGCTCATGTTTGGTAATAGAATCTTTCACGGCATCTTTAATCAAATCTGCTGTCATAACAGAGATATCTTCGAATAAGAATCTACGAAGTCCTCCACCAAATTCTGGATTAAACAGCCGTTCTTTGGTATTCGTTTGTAAGATATTACGCATCGATCTTCTGACAGCTTGTTCGTCAGTGTGAAGAGCGAGTCTCTTGTTCTGAGGATGAATATTAAAATTGTTATAGAAGTCAGTGAACACAGGATCGCGCTGTGTTGTTTTCCTCGTTGTCAGTGCATCTATTCTGTCTGCCATATTACCCTACTACTTTATCTTATTTATAATGATTATATGATGGTTTCTAGTATCTCATAGTTTTCGATGTCGACATTTGCAACATCGTCAGAGAGAAGCCCAACTTGGCCAGTAAAGGCAAAGTTTTGATAATCTTCGTTGCTACCAATCGCATCTAATCCTGGACCAGCCGAACGAGTAAAGTCATATCGTACCATTACAAATGTAGATTTATTCGTTTCAATGTAAGAAAGAAGCTTGTTGTTGCCATCATACACAAAATCGGTCAGAATCATATCACAATCTTCGTACGAAACAACTGTTCCGACCTCAAACGTATCGTTGACTTCGTGTCTGAAAGGATACCAATCATCAACAACAACATCATGATCTGTTGCAAATACATAAACTGCACATAGCAATAGATCATCAACACAATTCTGTTCGCATCGTACGAAAGTCGGCATATACCAACCATCGATTTCAACTGTGGTGACTCCAGGTTCTGGCACAGTAAAGCGAATTGGAACCGGCGGGTTGAGATCCCCATAAGAAACTGTTGGAACAGTCGGTTCGCTAACATCCGTAAAGAAATATCCATTTTCTGATACTGAATATTGATCTAACATGTCAGCCTAATCCACTTCACACAGTTGCAGAAGCAGGCTGGGCCCACTTTGGCAAGTTGTCTGGATTCGGTTCTAGCCCGTACTTCGTTCTACGCACCTCAATACAGTCAGGAATTAATTTTAAGATTGCTTCTGGAATTCCAAATATCGGCTTTAAAATGATATTTAAAACCTGACAAATCGATACGTCGCCGCGAAAGATCTTAATGATCAGTTCGATTGTGTCGAGGATTTTCTTTACGATTGGAAACTGTTGCAGAATCCAACCTGGAGCTTTGAGTATGATATCATATATCTTTGCAATAAAATCTCCTTGAAAAAACTTCTTAATCTTTTCCATGGCTTCTTCGAACGCATCTTCAATTCGATGCCACAATTCTTCTTTTGAATGAATCGTTTCTTTCTTCTTACGTTCTTCGTTATCGAAACCAATTAAATTGCCTAAGGTTCCGAAGAGCGGGATCGGCAAGTTCAAAACAAAGTCTATCAGTTCTTGGAGTAACTTCTCTCCGAGATCTTCTGCCGCTTTACCCGACAAGACGTCTTCTTTGGCCTTCTTAATTCGTTTCTTAAAATCTTCATATACAAGTTTTAATTGCGCTTTAATAGGCTTCGTAGGATCAATAAACGTACCAATCCTTTCAATGATTGGACCAATAATAGGAATTTTAGTAAGTAACTTGATCATTGCATTGATGCAGGCTGCAATGAAATCGCTCAGTAGTTCTTTCATCCATGCCAAAGCTTTCTGCCAAAATTCTTCGGCTTCATGCTCAGGACTCTTAATACCCAGAGTTCCGTCGTATTTGCCATCACCAAAAAACTTTCGAACCGATTCAATGTCTTCGGCAATTGCAGCTTTGATCTTGACTTTACCTTCTTTCGTAAACAAATCCTTGATTACTGGTTGATAACGAACAGGATTACCAGCTTCATCGACGAGTGTTACAGCCGTAATAAATGGAATCGGAGTAGTCAGTGGATTTGGAATTCCAAGGATATCAACAATCTTGAGTAGTGCGTCGACGATCCTCTTCTGAAACCATACGTCGATCTCTTTTAGGAACTCGCGAACCTTATACTTCATCTCTTGTTCTTTTGACTTGATCTTCTTAAAGACGTCAGTCATCAGAATGCCAGTAATATCATCGACTAGCTTTTCCATGTCTCGAATAGCTTCGATAAGCTCTTTGCCACACTCGTCTTGAATAAACTTTGCTTGTAACTTCAGCTGACTAATGATCTTTGCAATGCCTACGAAATAGTCTTCCATTTGACGGAAAGATATTTGCCCGTTAGGACCGCATTCTAAGTTAGGAACTTCAGGAACATAGACTATCGGTCTCATGCATTGATTCCAACAATGGCTGCTTGAATATCCACCGCTCCAGATTTTGATGTAATTGAAACTGTACCGTTATTTGCAAAGATTCCTACGCTGCCCTCGTTGGCATAAACAGTGACATCTTGTTGTGCTGTGATAGCTATTCCGCCTTGGTTCGAAGTGATTTCAATATCTTTACCGCCTTTTTCTTCGCCTTGATTGAAGATGGAAATGTTTCCAAAAGCTAACTGAATATGATCTTTTACAGACTTTGTGACGATCGTGCCATCTGGCAAGATCTCGATATAAGATCCTGACTTATGAAAGATTTGTACACGTTCTGATCCTGGAGTATCATCAAATTCTAAAATATGACCGCTACGAGTAGTCATCGTATTATTGAAAGGATATCTCGCTTTGTACTTTGAAGCGGGTTCAATCACAACATCGCCTTCGCCTTGAATACGATTACGAGATTTGATTTCTGGTTCGCCTTGGCCTCGAGCATAAGATGATACACTATGATTATCTTCTGGAGCATAGTTTAATACTCCAAGAATATATGCCGACGGTTGGTCAGGAAGTCTCACACACATGACTCGAGATCCCTTTAAGAGACCAGTCGGGCTGAGTCCGATTCCAGAAACACCTGCGCTTGTAGTAGGCATCATGATATATGCTGGCAAAAGATCTTCAGAATTGACTTGATTAGAGTGACCTAAGATTTCTCTGACTAATACTCTACCAGTTTGCGGTTCATCAGCTTCTAATCCGAGATCTGAAGTCGGATCTTCTGCTACGATACCTTCAAAAAATTTTGGAACTTGCATCTATCATCCTCTAAACTGTGTGTGTTTGTGGTACGCCACCGATACCATCTTTCACGAGCTCTAATCCTTGCGCATATTCTGCCTTTTCATTGAAGGTCAGCATATGTCGGCATTTAGTTACCATGTAATTACCTGTCGTAATCGCGCTATCTTCATTAATAGGATTTTTTTCACCCTTTGTAAGACCAGTCGCTTCAGGTAGTTGGCATTTAATCACATCTCCAACAGTAATAGCCGAATCTCCATAAATTGTAATTTGCATAATTACAGTTAAAAAGTGCGCCATGTAATAAGGCATATGATTAAATTTTTCTGCTCTCTCTATATTTGAAATGCTTGGATCGAAAGTAATTTCTTTTACTTGTCCTTCATTTCCATCTTTCGCCTTTTCGACTTGAGCTTTAAGAGTAGTCGATGCAGATCCTTTATTTAGAGTTTCAAATTCTAAATTTCTTGGATCGGCTTGAAAATCTGTAGTTGCTCCGGTGACCCTATTAAATTGTTTAACCTTACCAGCACCAGCTCCAATGAGTTTTGCTATTCCTTCGTTGCCTTTTTGAATAAGCTTAGTGGTTAAAATATTTCTCCACTTTGAACCAGTCACATCTAAATTGGTTAGAGTAGATTGCAAGAAGCACTTGTCACCAATATTCTCTTTGCCTTCTTTGATTAACAGTTCCATGCTCTTAAAAACATAGCCGTGCTTGTTTTCAAAGAAGTAAAATGCGTGGCCTTTAAATTCTTGAGACATTGCATATTCGAGTCTAATTTCGTCGATACATTCGAACGGAGTCTTTACGGTAAAATTGAATGCATGCAGCCCACGAGTTTTTTCGGCGAACAATGGTTTTTGAGATCCAAGAATATCGAGATAAGCTTTTACCATCTTCTCGCATTCTATCTTCTTTCTGACAAGCGGCGCGTTTTTAATATCAGTGGATTTGTAAGCTTCGTATGTAACACACTCAACTTTATAAATTAAAGCTTTATCATCAGGAGATTGAACACGAACTGGTTCTCCAACAATATAAAATTCATATCGAATAGCCGATTTTGGATTGTCTTCATCAGTTGTAAAATCAATGACAATTTTCTTATTCGTAAAAATAAGTAACTCGCCTGCACCTTTCGCATCATAGAATTCAAATTCTGCACGAACACTCGGCTCTAAAACAGATTCGTATATGTTTGCTTGTACACAGAGAGGAGCCAGATCTTCAGCCTTACCACAGTCAACAGTTTTGGCCGTGATATCAATCAATACAAATTCATTCAGTTTAAACTGGCCGTCTCTCATCGAAGTCATATTATGTGCTCAACTGTTGTATAAATTGTTTTTCTGTTTCAGCAAGATAAGAAGACTTTAGTACAAATATGTTTCTCTTGAGTTCGTTTGTTTCTTGCTCATCATCATATGCATTGACTGCATACCAGTATTCTGATTCGGCCTCAGGAATATTTTGCTTTATCAGCGTGATTGCTTGTATGCCTTCTGCTACATTGACTGCAAACGTACCGCTTACGTGTTTTACAGTCAAGCTATTATTTTCGAGATCAATATAGTCGACGGTAGCATATGCTCCAGTGCTCGTTTGTGTTACTCTATCTCCAACTTCGAATCCCGATGGAGCGACAGTCAAAGACAATGATAATACTTTATTCGTAGATACCATCCACTCTTCTTTGAGTCTTTCGTAACCGATTACTGCTCCAGTATTTGTAAGCTTTGGCTTCCAATACTTTCGAGCATTGGCAGTTTCATCTGCAATAAGAGAATCATACTGCTGAACCGTAATAGTTCTTTCGTCTTCGTGCCAGTTTAATCGATAGAAAAGAGTAATCGATCGAGCGTTCGAGTTGGAGCCATATTTTGTTTCAACGTAACTCTTAAAATCTTCTGCAGACTTATAATAGTCATAGTAAGGATCGACGATGTTATTCGTAAGATAGATCATCCAATCGAATTTAGAAGACCCATAATAGTTATAAGACAAAAGATCTGGCCTCTCGAATCCTTCTTCAAGAGTAAACTGAAAGGTAGAGTAGATGTCTTTCTTCGTTTTGTCAGTAAAGTCGACACGCGCCAAGATGTTCTTGGCGATGTTACCGTCATAGTCTACGACTGGAAATCTATCAAAATATCTTGCCATCTTTAACCTCCTCTTTGTTCTTTAGGTGAGGCCGTAGTCGGTGCTGTAGGTGAGATAAATTTATTGATAGTTTCTCCAGTGTCATTTAAAAACGTTCGAAGTTCATTGTTTTGTTGGCCGGTTATATTATCAATACCTTTTTGTAATCCATCTAATACGGCTTCAATTGTGTTGCTAAGATTATCTCCGCCTTCTCTACCATAGTCGCGAGACGTTTGAATTTGAGTTTCAAGCATAGTGATTGAACATTCGATAAATGCAGGATGACTCGTACCTTCGAAGAATGCGGGAATTCCTTGAGGAGAGTAGTTTAGTTCAATTGATTGAATCAAACATGGCTGAAATTTGATTAACTGTGCAGAGTCATTAATTTTAATTTCTGGTTGACATAAAAATGGATAAGCGAGCGCTGCAGTGCCTAAGCTGCTATATGATGGTAAAGAATAAGCTTTCATTGCTTTCAGCAGATTCATTAACTGTTGGCTTTCATTCGCATTTCGAGGAGAAAAAGTCCATTCGAATCGATGCGTACGAAGAGGAACTCCGCTAAATAGTGCTTGAACATGAGGATTTGGAACAGCCCCAATTCCTTGTGCTACAGCACTGCCAATATCTCCTGTTGCCTGAACCATTGCACCATAAGCAAGCGCTAGCGCGGCGTTGGTCGCGCCTTGGGCGGTCAATCCTCCGGAAAGTCCTAATTGCGCAACGTCTGCAATTCCTCCCTTTAAGCCTTGAGCCCCTTCAGCAACGTTAATATCAAAAGTTTCTCTTAGTCCTTTTGGTAAAGGAAGAGCAAATGCTTGCACAAACTTAAGTTCAGACTGCGTATGAGGAGAAGGTCGTTCATAGCGCTTAAACTTAAATGCCATATAATATTTTTCACTGATATGATCAGGAAACTGCATTGAAGGTAAATCGCCGAAACCAATTTTATTCGATGCACGTTGAATAGCATCGACATATGTTTCAGCAAAAGCAGAAGCACCTATAAGATTGCCATTCTGCGGATTGAAGTTATTACGAATGTCTGCGCATGAAGCGCGTTTCATTTCACTTGTAAAGGTTTGGAAATACTTATCTTCGAGACCAACAGTCAGAGCATCTCCGAATCTTGCAGAAAGCTCAGCAGCAATTCTATCAGAAAATCCTACTTTCTTTAGTGCTTTGGCAAAAAGATCTTCAACAGCATTCTCGAGTTTATCTTCGAGCTTGTTGGTAATATTTTTGAGTGTTCTTTTTACAAGTCCGCCAGCATCTCTCTTGAAGCTGTCGATATTTACTCTAACAAGTGCCATGTTATCTCTCAAATTTAAAAAGGCTATCAGCTTATTTATAAATAGATTTATGGCTTATCAGGGAAAGTTTCGACCAAAGAATACTAAAAAGTATATCGGAGACTCGAACAATATTGTATATCGTAGTCGATGGGAATTGAAGTTCATGATGTACTTAGATTCCCATCCGAATGTCGTGCAATGGGGAAGTGAAGAACTTGTCATTCCGTATCGCTCGCCTATCGACAATCGAGTACATCGATACTTTCCAGACTTCATTGTCAAGAAGAAAACACCAGAAGGCAAGATCGATACTGTAGTGGTTGAAATAAAACCTCATGCGCAGACGCGGCCTCCAGTGGTGATAAATAAGCCTAATAAGCGTTATATTAATGAAGTCATGACATGGGGTGTCAATGAAGCCAAATGGAGAGCTGCAGCAGTATACTGCAACGATCGTGCTTGGAAGTTCGAGATACTCACCGAAAAAGAACTAAATATTAAGTTTTAATAGGATATATCCAAGCCCAAGAACCGTCAGGTTTATAAAATCTTTTTCGCCCGGTTACTGTGAAGGATTGTTTTTTTCCAGCTGCGATTGATCTTTTCCACGTTTTTCCTATGGATGGAGAAGATTGTCCGTTTCGTTTTTTACTCATTTTCTTTTTTGTTTCATCAGAATGTTTTTTATTAAACATCGGATTTAAACACCCGTCTTGATTTTTGACACGAGCATTTGGTGATGCTAACAGCGCCGCGCTTATATTTTTCTTTGTTTCATCGGTTCTTTTTAAACCGCGGTTGGCAATGCTTATTAGTTTTTTTGATTCTTTTGAGTGGTTTTTATTAAGCATCGGGCCCGAAATTATACTAGCATCATGATGCAATACAGACTCGCAAAATTCTTCATAAGATGGAGGATCAATATCTGACAGTCCAAGTGTATTAGAAATTGCATTAAAATTGCGCGTGCAAGTCTTATAGAGATTAGTATAAATAAACATATGCTGGTGCTCCTTAATAGCATTAGAGTGGTTGGGTTTCCGAGACCGCGAACCATATTTTATTTATACGGAATTAAGTTTTAATGGCAACTGTATTTGATACCATCATTACTCAAGGTGTTCGTTCAGGACAGATTCCTGCACGGACGAACTCTGCGCGCGAGTGGTTCAGAGACACTGCTGGTAAAATGAATCGTATCAATGAGCGTGAGATGATGAAAGGCGACGTGAGTCGTATGACTACTCAGCCTTTGCTCGGATCAATGTACATGTTTTACTATGATCCGAAACATAAAGAAGAGCTGCCATACTACGACAGATTTCCTTTGATCTTTCCATATAAGAAGGTCAAAGGCGGATTTATGGGACTCAATCTACACTACTTGCCATTGCAACTCAGAGCGAAGTTGATGGACGGTTTATATGATTTTGCAAACAATACTCGTTACGACGAGTCTACAAAGCTTAAATTGACTTATGATCTCATGACACAGGCAGCAAAGCTAAGATGGTATGCTCCATGCATTAAACATTACTTGACTTCTCACGTACAATCAAAGTTCATGTACGTTTATCCATCGGAATGGGATATCGCGCTCTTCTTACCAACAGAACGCTTCGTCAAAGCAAGAAAGAATCAAGTTTGGATGGATACGAAAAGAATGCTAGGAGTTACTAAGTAATGTCAGGAAGTAAACAAGAATTTGATTTTACTACAAAGGCTCCGCAGCAAATACAAAGCGGCACAATCTTTGGAAGAAACAAGACAGCACCTGTTAGTCCTGAAAATCCTCAGGTAAGATATGTCGCTACACGCGGAGTCGGCGGAGGGAAAACGGTTGGATTCTTTGAACTTAATGACGGCGTAAATCCTCCGCAGCGAATTACAGATGAAGCTGCTCGAGGTTTTATTCAAACACGTAGACTTGGTTCTATAAACACAAGTACTAATGTTTTGCCTAATTTACCTCCAGGACAAGAAGTAGATAAGCGTTCTTCTGGCGCCGCGGGAACTGCAACCGGTGCACAAGGAGCAATTGCTCCTTTACCAAAAGCAGTAATCGAAGAGCGCCTAAGAGGAGAAGGCGTTAACGAGAATACAAAACAAGAATTGGAAACCGTCGATAAAGCTTTTTCTAATACTAGACGTCAAGGTCAAAGCTTTAATATTGGAAGATTCAGAGCTGAAGTTTCTGGCGCCGACAGCGTACTTCCTACACATAGTTTCTTAGTAGTTTTTGCTCCGATGCCATGGGCAATACAAAAGTTTCCAACAAATGCTGGAAATCTCGATTCGATTCTTACGATGAGATGTGATAACGTTGTTCTTCCTTCGATCAATCTATTGCAAGAACAAAACATTCGAAGATACGGATTTGGTCCAGTTGAAAACGTAGCATACGGCGTAAATGTCGGAGACTTTACTCTGCAATTTATCGTCGATAAAAATGCGTTTGTCGTACAATTTTTTGAAGAGTGGTTGAATAAGATTGTTAATCGCGACTCTTTTGGTGGCGCGAATATGAACAATGTTCTTGCTGGCGGCCGTAGACCATATGAGATCGCATATAAAGACACTTATGCATGTAGCTCAATAAACGTATTCGTATATGACAGATCTCAAAACAATGTCATGGAATACAATATATATGATGCGTTTCCTACTGGCATTCAAAGCATGAATATGTCATGGAGCGAAGAAAATACGTTGATGAAATTAAACATTACTTTTTCTTTTACCGATTTTAGAATTAAACAAAGCCCAGCAAAAAATAAACAAGAAGGCGCATTTGGTTCCTCTGTCGATTTTCAAAACGCTCTCGTAAATGGGCCGAAAATGACCGATGCCGAACTCAAAAGTTTCTTATCGTCGAATCCGCTAGTCTACGCCGGTTCGCTTACAGATTTGACTAAGGAAACTATTACAATCGGCGATGGAGCTAGAACGAGAGGTTCGCCTCCTCCGCTTCCACCAGCCACATTTCAAAAAGCCATCGTAACAGATGTTGGAATTCCTACGTCACGTGATATCTTTGGACAACCACTTACAAATACATAATTTTAAATCTAGGAGAATATATAATGCCTTTACCAAAAATCGATCAACCACTCTTTGATGTGACTGTGCCCTCTTCGGGCAAAAAGATCCTCTTTCGACCGTTCTTGGTGAAAGAAGAAAAGATCTTACTGATTTCTCAGCAAGGTGGAGAAGATACTGATGTAATCAGAGCCATCAAACAGATCTTAAGACTGTGCGTGCAAGACGAAGATTTTGATGCCGATAAGCTTACAACTTTTGATCTTGAATATTTGTTCTTAAAGCTTCGCGCAAAGTCAGTGAACAATATTGTCAAGCTATCTTATCGTGATAACGAAGACGACAAGGTTTATAACTTCGAACTGAATCTTGATACGGTTGAAGTCGAAATGCCAGAAGGTGTCGATTCGACTATTAAACTCTCTGATAATGTTTCGATGATCATGAAATATCCGAGTGCGAGCATCACTGATAAGATTACGCAATTTGATAATGAAGTCGATCTCATGACTTTCTTTATTATTAACTGTATCGATACTATTTTGACAGAAGAAGAAATCTATCCTGCTTCTGAATACAGTGACAAAGAACTTGAAGAATTTCTGGATCAACTACCGGTCAATTCTTTCGAAAAGATTCGAGAATTCTTTGAGAAGATGCCGAAGCTGTATCATAAGATCGAATATAAGAATGAACTTGGTAATGATAGGAGTATCGAGTTAAAGAATCTCAAAGATTTTTTTATGTGGCGTTGAGTCACAACTCGCTACAAAACTATTATAGTATGATCTTTGCTTTGGCTCAGCATCACAAATATTCGATTACTGAGATTGAAAGTTTGATACCATATGAAAGAGATCTTTATGTTGATTTATTGATGGCTCATCTTGAAGAACAGAAACAAGAAATAGAGAGTAGAAGAAAGTAATGGCGCCAAGAGTCGCAGGATTAGCAGCAAAACTCGGCGTAGAAGTCGTAGGAGAAACCATTGAAGGTGTCTTCGGTCTTGCTTCTGCGACAGTCACTGCTGCGGGTGAAGCCGCAAAAGGTGTAGGCATGGCCGTCGGCGGTGCACTTCAAGGCGCCTTAAGTCCTGCTCCAGTTACTATTATCAATAGTGTCGGTATGGCAGGTGGAGCCGGCAAAGCGAAGGTAACAGGCGGCGGAACAATACCTGTCGGTCCTAAAAAATCTGCCAAGCCTGCTGTCAATTCGAAGATGGCGACTGAAAAACTATTAGTTGTAGCAGTCAATTATCTTTCTTCAATTGAAAAAACTCTCGTAGATCAACTTAATTTCGAAAGAATTGCAGCTGCTCAACAAGCGCAAGCTCAGCGCGAAGCTGCCGTTGAAGGCGGAGGAGAATCTGCGAGTCCTTATAGATCTTTAGGCGAAAAACTTGGAGCGATTAAAGAAGCTAGCGCCGATAAAGTTGCAACAGCAACAAAGGTTATTCTCGGCGGAGCAGCCTTGGCTTCACTCGGCCTTCTCAGTCTTGGACAACTCGATACAACCGAATTAGATAGACTTAAGCAAAATTGGCAAGAATTTCAAGATAATATTCAACCTATAGTTGATGTTGTCAACAAAGTACAAGAATTTATTGGTGACGAAGCTTCTCTTGGTGCTGCAATTGGCTTTTATCTTGCTGGACCTAAAGGCGGACTCATCGGACTTATCACTGGCCTTGTTTACGATTTAACTGGTAGCCCAGAATTAGCAGCTGCGGCAGGAGGCACTACTGCTCTCCTTTCATATTCAAAAAGAGCTCGAGCACTAGCTGGTAAAGGAGTCAAAGCGGCCGCGCAGGCTGCATATAATCAAGCTGGGAAAGCTGTAACTAATTTGATTACTAATCCTGCTGCAAGACTTGCAGCTGGTGCGGCCGGTGCTGCAGCTGCGGCAACAGGTGCTATCTTATACGGTGTTGATCAGTTGTTTAAGTATACAGCAGGATCAACAATTAATAAAATAGAACAATTTGAGCAAAGCTATGGATTATTTGTTCAAGAAACAAAAGATGAAGGCGGCGGAGTTTTTTCAAGAGTAAAGTATAAAATTAAAATCAATGAAAGAAGAATAAACTATTTCAATGTGCCTAAAAAAGAAATTGAAGGCACTGGCCACGATGAAAAAGAAAGATTTTACTATTGGAATCAAGTTCACTTAGCAGCAACTGAAGGAAGATTTGGTTCTGGACCAGCAGCTGCTAATTGGCTTCAAACGCAAGGACCAGCGTGGTTAAACAAGCGTTTTCCTATTAAAACAAATGCAACAGCCGTACCTGCGAATACAACTGCTGGTAGCGGAACATCAAATGCTTCTCCGATTGCTTCAAGCCCAGTAACTCCTAACGCATCACCATCTTCGAACTCTTCTGCTTTACCACCGGCAGCAACAGGTTCTATTGATGCTATTCTGAATAAGACTCCTGAGCAACTTACAGATGCTGAGTTACGCCAACTTGTAGAAGCTCAAGGTCGTATCGAAGATCCGAGCGGAGTAATGAATAATCCGGGAGGTATTCGTTATGGTACTGGTAACGCTGCTGTACAAGAACATCAGATCGCATTTAGAGGAGCGAATGCTGATAGCTCTGTAAAAATAGCAGTATACGATACTCCTGAAAATGGCATTCGCGCTGCAATGGAAAACTGGAGAACCTCTAACTATTATAAAGGTCGTACCATCAGAGACGGCCTCGGAATGTGGTCAACAGGATATTATGGTAGAAACGCTAATTATGAAAAAATGTTAGGTTCTGCTGCACCAGGATATACAGGAACAAGCAATCCTCAAGGGGAAAGCGGTTCTATGCTATCAAGTCTTGGAGATTTGACAAAAGGCGGAATGCAAGCTATTGGTACTATTGCTCAGGCGGCTTTTGGCAAACAAACACCTACGACTGGATCTCAGCTAGACGGTTTTAATGATACTATGAAAGGCAATGTTGCTAGCACCGCAACTCGTAATCAAGAAGCATCAGCTGTGGCTGCACAATTAAGTAAAATGTCATCGCAAATACAAACCGCCGTTGACTTAGGCGTTACAGATACAACTCAAACTAAGACTCAACAAGAATCTGCTGGGACTGCTTTTAATGGTAAAGCCAGTTCTTCAAATGATAGTAAGCGCGAACACTTTGATCCTAATTTCCCTGGAAAAGGCTCGATAGAAAAATACATGCAATATCATAAACCGAAGATGGCTGCATAATGGCTGAACCAGTTACAATAGGCGGCCAAACCTTTATTAAAACAAGTGATGGCTGGGTAGATCAGAAATCAAAAGCAAAAGCACCTGAAGGTTTGCTTTCACTCCTGAATAGACTTCAGGTTGAAAATTCTTCTGAAGGAAAGAAGAAGCGTGTTCGTATCGATACTTCTCGACCGGTTGTAAAACTTGGCAAAACAGAATACGTGTGGGATCTTAACAGTAGTGTATGGATCGACAAGAAAACTAAAGACGCCGCTAATCCTGCTTTTAGTAAACTGATCGAAGCTGCCTATCAAAGTATCGTGCAAGGCACGACCGAAGAAGAAAAGCTTTACGAGAGTTGGGCAAAGCAAGCTGCAGCTGGACAAGTCTTCGCAGGAATGGGAGCAACCGGAGAAGCTGCGAAGCAAAGAGTAAGAACTCGTACTGGAAGCGGACAACTTCCTGCTCCGAATATCAAAATCAATTCTCCTATCGTTCAAATGATAGAGAAGCTGGCTACTGTTGACGGATATCTGAAGCAGCGCTTAGATAATCAAAAGAAAATAGCTGCGAATAATAATGCTATGATTCGCGAAGCCGCAATCGAATCTGCTGGACAGATTGATGCTCAACCTGTAATTGACGAAGAAAAGATTAAAGAAGAAGCTGAAAAAGAAAACGAAAAATCAAATGGCGCTATACTTGCTGTAGCTGCGATTGCAGCTGCATCATTAGTTTCTCAATTAGAGCCAGTAAAAGAAGCTTTTTCAAGTATGATAGATTTCGCGAAAGGAATTTATGGGTACTTTAAAGATTTTACGAACGTAACAAACAACGCGCTCGAATCAATAAATTCTATGTTTGGAGATTCGCCTACCAAAGAAAATAATAATAAGAGTTCTGCTAGTGCAGGAACTGCAGCATCTCCTGATGCTTCGCCTACATCTCCTTCAGATTCTGCTTCTAGCGCTACTTCAGCTGCACCTTCTAGTAGTAATCAATCTTCGACACCTTCTTCTAGCGCTCCTGCTGCAACGACTGCATCTAATTCTCGTTCGACGATGCCCGCGTCTACACCTTCAAGTAGTAGTGGACCTACACGAGTTAATACTACTCCAAGTCCGTCTAATAATAATTCTGGATCCAGATCCTCAGCTCCAAGTCCAACTCGATCGAGTGCTGCGCCCCCGCCTTCTTCTGCCGCTCCGGCATCTCCTGCGCCTGCAACTCCAACTACACCACCTAGTGCAACTCCAGCTCCTGCAGCTTCACGACCAGCCGATGCCACAAAACAAACAGAGCAAGTCGGCAGTAGTAAGCCAAGCGATATATTGCAATTTACAGCAAGAACTGGATCTGAAGCAAACTTTAGAGGATTGCCGCCAGACTTCCAAAAAGCACTCTTAGTCGCCGGCGCAGAGTACAAACAAACATATGGTGAAAAATTAATTATTACTTCTGCTAGAAGATCTCCAGATGAACAACAACGTTTATTAGACGAGAAAGCAGCAGGTCGATCTCCGAACCGAGGTGGAGTAGTTGCTGGAAAGTACAGTTCTCCTCACGTAAAGGGAACAGGAGTCGATATTGCACAAGCAGGTAAAGCCGCTAATATTTTAGCCAAACAAGGTATCATATGGCAAGCAATTCCGGGCGACGAGGTTCACTACAACTATAAAGGTCCTGGTGCAGCTACTGACGGTTTCTGGGGTTCTGACTCGGCAAAAGATAGTGTGCTCGGAAAAATCGTAAGTACTGGAGTCGATTTAACGAAGGGTGCAATGGAAGCGATTGGTACTATTGCACAAGCCGCTTTCGGTAAACAGAAGGTTACTACTGGATCTCAACTTTTGGATTTTAATGACACAATGTCAGGAAATATTGCAAAGGCTGCTCGCGATAAGACAAGCGCGATGGTGGATTCGAAAACGCCTGAAGCCATGACCGCGGCGATGCCAGCTCCAATTAATCTAAGCACTAGCTCGAACTCGAACTCGATGCAAGGTGTACAGACAGAATCTGATAAATCGAATGTTGAATGGTATTTGACTCGTATGGGATTTCCAAAAGTTAACTACGAACAAACGTCACACGCATAAAAAGAAAGGGGACCTTTCGGCCCCCTTTCCCACCTTATCAATCTTCTTCGGCAAGTCGTTTGAAGAAATCGAGATCATCGTCGTCTTCATCGACCGTAGAAGCCGCAGCAGGTGCAGCAGCCGCCTTGAAGGTAGGCGCAGGAGCTCTATACTCCTCTTCATCACGATCAACTCCGCGAATCTTAGCAGGTTCCGCAGAAAGAGCCAAGACAGTGTTCAGACGAGTCTTCAAATCTTCATAAGACTTGAATTGCTTTGTATCTACGAGCTCGGCGAGTGGATACTCTTGAGTGTAGACACGTTCAAGCTCACTGTCATCATCGAACAGTGGTGCGGGAGAGTCGAATTCTGACTTATCGTAGTTAGGCCAACCTTCGACCTTACGAATTTTGAGCTTGAAATTAGCACCGTTCCAAAGATCGAAAGGATTTACTGGCTTCTCGTCCTCAAAACCTGGGTTCATGAGGTCGTTCAGCTTATCGAAGATCTTCTTTCCGTACTTGTACAGGAAGACCTTACCTTCGTTCGCAGGATTGCCTGGATCCTTCACAACATAGATGTTGCTGTGGTATGCCAAGCGGCGCTTCTGCTTGCGTGCGATCTCCTTATCAGAGTCAAGACCAGTGTTCCAAAGAACGCTGTTGTATTCTGACACGGGATCGTCTTTACCGAGAGTCGTCAACGACTTCTCGATATACCAAAGACCTGTTGGTCCTTGGAATCCATGGTCCCAGATGCGAACGAAAGGAATGTCCTCGTTTGCCGGAGCTGGAAGGAAACGAATCACGGCGTATCCATTACCAGCTTTATCAACGGTAGGCTTCCAATATTTGCCCTCATCGGGATCTGAATATGTGGTATTTTGTTTAGCAAGTTCTTTGGTGAGCTTCTCAAAAGAAGAGCTGGAAGAACGCTTGAGGTCTGCAAATGACATAGTTATCTCCTATATGTCGGTGTGTTTCGAAGTATTTAGATTGCAGCGAACTGCAATTGTATTTATCATGAAGTAAAGACGTCCTTGACAATTTTTCTGCACCGAAATGCATCATAATGAAAGAACGGTTTATACTTTAGCAGCTTCTTGTGGATGCTGGGCCATAGGACACCATCCTCAATTTTCTTGTTCCAATGACCGAAGAACCCGAAAATATCATTGAGGATAATCACCGTCTCGATTGAAATTTCGCGACGAAGATATTTTTTCAGTAGAAAGGGATGTTGCCCATTCTTTACAATAACACAATCATTGAAATTTGTACATAGTTTTTTTACATCTTCTTCAAAAATATAAGAAAGAGATTGTTGTCTCTTTAACCATTCGTTGTACACTTTCTCTGAGTCATCGCCGAACAGATCGCCTATCCATTTCAGATCGCCATCTACAAAGTTGGCAACCAGATATTTGAGTGGATCTTTATGTTTCGACAACTTATAGAACTGATACTTGTCCTTACGTACATCAAAGCTAGAAGGCTTTGCGCCTATCTTGCCGTTGTATTTGATGTAGTCATAGCTGTCTGTTGTGAAGTGGTTTTTCAAGGCGAGGAAAGTGGTGTAGCTCTCGAAAGGAGTCATACTGGTAACTTTGCCCTCTTTGGCATGAAGTTGAGTTCTTCTGCTTCGTCTTGAAGCTTTGCCTTAATACGAATATTGCTACGAATAATACTCGCAGCAGCCTCGAGTTCGATGTTATTCTTTTCACAATAGTGGACGACGGCATCCATATAGTCTAAATTATAATTGATAACTAATCGTTCAATTTCTTTAATAAACTTTTCAGAAGTCAATGCTTTTGTTGAGATGACGTCGTCCAGCATAATATAATTATCCTCTATAAAAAATGTGTGCACCAATTTTAGTCGTACGATCAAAGACTCTGCCCCATGATGGGCTTACATAGTCTGCGTGATAGAATTTTGCACCTCTTGTAACGTCACTGTAGTTACCCAGATATACGTTTTCGGCAACGATTGTCGCCTTACGATATGCTGTCATATCAGCTATTCGCTTTCCTCCCTCACACTTCCATGAAAATTGGCATATGCTCGCAGTTCTCTGATTGATAACCGCACATGGTGTCTTTGGGAATCTTTTATCTTTTACGCGATTCAATACTACATTGTTCACCGCGATTTTGCCTTTAGTTGGCTCATGGCCTGCTTCGAAGTATGTATTCTCGGCCATGCATTTGATTTGTTTTTTATCGTATTTGCTCAGATAGACTGGTTTATTTACGATAACTTTTTTTTCAATAACCTTCACCACTGGAACTTTTACGATTTGAACCACTGGTTGTTTAGTTGGAGTAGCCAAAGCCACACCTGTGACTGCGATAATACCTATAACAAAGCCTTCGGCCCAGCGTAGGTACGGGAAATCTTTTCTGTTTTCGAAAAGTTTCATGTTTTTCCTCTTAGTCTCAATGACCTTGGCAAACAGAGACTACTGTGCAGGCATCTCAGCCATATAGTTTTCTGCCGCTATAAGAAGATACACAAGAGAATAACGAAGTATCTTCCATCCATTTCCCTCTTACTGGAAATGCAAAATCATTAGTGTTTTCGTCGGTGACATCCGAATGATGCCGCTTTCTAGCCATCTAAGACTTGAAGTTTTTGTAAGAGTCAATGGAGGGATTAACCTCCGTCATATTTTATTTATACTATCGCCAGCTGTTTTTCTGGCGACTCGTAGCACCAGCGATTCAACTGGTAGTAAGTGATGGGTTTCTGTTGCCAGGTACCCATCGAACCCCGAAAAATCATGCTGCTAGAGCAAGACCTTCATATGCGTTGTTATCGTTAGCATTTGTTGTTTTTTGGCCGCTCAGCCACCGAATCAGTCTCAAACCGCCCTATTACACGAAAATCGAATTCCAAGGTCACCCCCATCATAGACACACTGGATATAAACAGTGTTGGCGCACTATCGTTCGCTACCCGCCAAGGTAACCGGTCCGCCGAGCAGGCTAAGACCGTCCAATGTATCTATGGTGGAGGTGCGGGGAGTCGAACCCCGGTCTTTCCGCCTTTATTGTTGATTGTCAACAACTGATATTCTATATATACAATGTTTTTCTTTAATTGTACATGCTTAATTGCACCAAGATTGCTTTGCATCACCAAAATATGCACGTGCAAAACTGTTCTTGATAAGAAGATCTCGAAGGCTCATGCCATCAAGGAGGATATCTCCAAGAACACGACCACCGAACTTGTCCCAATCATACAGAACAACCTGATGTTTCTTCGTACCAGCAATCACATCTTTGACAAAAACAGAAGCCTGTTCGCCGCGTACTTTTTCGCTCTCACACTTTGCACGAAAACTTTTTTCAGGTGTATCGACACCAAAGATACGAACGCCGAGTTCAGGCTTTAAAGGAGCTGGAAGGTATGGTGCGGTAATGACGATGGTATCACCATCAATCGCGCGGATAATCTTTGCGTCATATGTCACGCCGACAGGCGTCTTCTGTGCGATGACAGGAGTTGCCATCAAGAGCAGTGCGAATGCGATAAAATTCTTCATATTTTTTCCTTAATTACAAGTGGTTTCCCAATAAACATATCGGCGACCATAGCGCCATTCGGTAATCTGTTCGCGAACGCAGTAGCGTCTATCATATCGATAATCTGGTGGATAATAACGAGTATCGCGATAGTTTTGATAGTTATCTTCTTCAGGCATGCGTTCTTTTGAAGCAAGTACTCCTACCACAAGTCCGCCGAGTATCGCTCCGCAGAGCCATCCACAACCTTTACCTTTACGGCTTTCTTGCTGACTATGATCTCTGTCTCTCGAACCATCATGGCGACGTTCGGCATATGCTGGAACAGAGATGAGCATACTCGCGGTAACTATAGTTGTAAGAATCTTTTTCATATTAGAACCTTTCATTAATATCAGCAAACATGACTCGTTTTTTTGGATCACCTGCGGTGATGCATCGAGTGAGTGTAAGAGCTTCTTTATAATTCTTCGTATGAAATTTGACCGGAAAGATGATCTCTTCATCCTCGATTTCCAATGCTATTCCGACAAAGTAAGTACCGTTTTCTACCATAAACGTATTTATAATTGGGAGAACCGAAGCTCTCCCAATCACGTTAGGCAGCATCTGCAAACTCCACCGCAGTTTCGAGCGCCTTCGTCTTCAGGTTCTTGTTCGAACCGTACCAAGCAGAAGTCATACGATTATCTGCATTGCGACCGATCATGTGGTCGGTCATGAAGGTGACTGCGTTGAAAGCCTGCCACCAGCTACCTTCGCCGTATTCGGCACCAGGCTGTTGGTCCATGATTTCGAGAGCGATACCAGCATTTTTGCTGAGATCTTTCTTCGTACCAGTGACAGGGAACACACGTTGGAAATACTCGACGATGTTCTCGTCGGTGTAACGCTTCGAACCAAGATAAGCAGCCATTTCCTTGTACTTGGCAAGCTTTTCCTTGGCGACACCGAGTGTTTCCTTCACAACGTCACCGTCAAACTCGCGACGATGGCTAACCTTGACAATCTTGCTCGACTGGCTGTTGAGCGAGAGAGTGAGAGTGTTGTTGCAGACGACGCGAACTGGAGTGAAGCGAACATCGATCGACCAACCATACTTGTGCGGATTGGTGAAGAGAAGATAGGAATCGACGCGATCGCCCTTGAACAATTCGAAAGAATCCTTTACCTTCGCCAAAGCCCAAACAAGTTGACCATCGCGAAGCGAACCAGCGGTGTGCATTTCCATCTCACCGGCTGCAACGAAATCATTGAAGAATTCGAAGGCCGATTCGTTCTGGTTAGGAACCCAATCGTTCGTGATCACATCAAGGATTTTATTGTCGACGTCACGAACGAGAGCGGAGTGACCGATGTCGACTTGCTTACCACCGATTTCGGCGAAAGCAGGAACTGGATTTACCTTCCAGTCGAGGTTTGCTGCCTTCAGCATCTGATTCGGTGTGAGGTCGTTCGAGACCTTCGTGCCGAGGTGATGCCAAGGTGTTTCGCCTGCATAAGCCATCGAAGCCTTGCCGTCGAGAAATTCAATCATATGAGCCATAATATAGTTTCCTTTTTCAATTTGGTATAACCATTCTACCATAGAATGGCCTATTTGTACATGTTTAATTTACGCTGGAGTAATGATCCAAAAACCTGCGAACAGGATTGGAGCCATAATGAGAAAAGCGAGGCTAGCGAGCATCTCGTTGCGAAACTCTGCAGGAGTCATAGTAGCCTTCATATCGCTGATAACTTGAATAATCTTGTTCATGTTTGCTTCCTTCTTCATTATAGGTCCACCTTACCAAAGTTTTGATAAAATGTACATGTTTATTTTTCAATAAAATCACAAACTAGCTGAAAAAAATCATCGGGCTTTTCGTCCTCGAGGACCATGAGATAGTCACGAACATCTTCTGTGATGCCATGCTTGGAGAAGTATTCGGCGATTGCTCGCTGAACGGTGTCTTGACCGAAGTAACCGATAACAGGACTAGTCATACAACCTCCATCTGATCGACCATAATCTCAATGATGCGTTCGAAGTCATCATCTGGATGCAAACGATAGTCTGCAGAGATATCGTAGTACATTTCAGTGCAGGTGTTCATGGTTTCAACACCATGAGTTCCACCGAGGGCTTCATAGATGAAATCGAAAGGATCATCTTGAGCGAGGATGTATTCAAATAAGCGAGTCATAATATTTTTTCCTTCTTGATTATAGGTCCACCTTACCAAAGTTTTGATAAAATGTACATGTTTATTGTCAAAAAAAATGCGACCGAAGCCGCATTTTCTTATCCGTACATTTGATGGTAAGATCGAACCAGATCGGTCGCTTTCTCAAGATAGTTTTGAGGTCGTTCCCTAAACACCTGTGCCTCGAGAGAATCGTCGACACCGATGATGATCACGATGTCCTTCACTAAGATGCCTGTCATCTCCCATAGCATGTATGCATAGAGACTGGTCTGTAGAAAGTATCCTTCGATCCAGTCCTTACGCTTGAGTTTCGCAGACGTCTTGTAATCGATGATCGACAAACGACCGTCGTAGTCTGCTATGAGGTCGCAAGAACCTGCTAACTTCAGATGATCAGAGAACAGAGTGCATTCTGTGGCTCGGATCATGTCGACCTTGTCGTCAAGGATCATCTTGATCTGGCGGAACATCATCATGTTATGAGGCATCGACGTATCGATGTCATGACCTAACACGTAGTTCTCACACATGGTATGGATGTTAGTTCCACGAGTGGCAGCCCGAGATGAAACTCGAGCTGCTTCGTCCTCGCCGACTCTTTTCTTCCAAGCTTCAAGGGCAGACTTATCAGTCATCTTACCGAGGACGGCGGTGACAGACGGATATCTCTTCCCTTCTGGCGTCTCATAGAGACGTGTTGGACCATCTATCCTTTGCAGCTCCGCAAAGTCTAGCAAATCGTATTCGAAACCTTTACGGTTGAAGTCCGAGTTTTTGACGAGCAATTATATATTCCTTCACTAATTTCGATCGAACGATATCCTGTTCGAGAAAGTCAACATGTACAAAATCATTCAACTTACCGATGACTCGCATGAAGTCTTTCAGTCCGCTGCGTTCTTGGTCCTTCGTAAGATCTGATTGACGAAAGTCGCCGCAGAACAATACTCTACAACCCTTACCAATACGAGTGATCACCGAGTCCAGTTCGTGGAACGTCATGTTATTGACTTCGTCCACGATAACAAAACAATTGTTCATGGTAATACCACGAACGAACGACGTTGAGATAAACTCGACTGCGTTCTTCTGTTTGAGGATCTCGTATGCATCGGACCGATCAAATAGTTCGGTGCAGATGGCATAGTAAGGTGCCTCATAGACCTTCATCTTTTCCTTCTGGTTTCCAGGAAGAAAACCCATATCTCGTGTTGGTACTACCGATCTTACAATATAAATCTTATTTTGTACACCGGTATTTTCCATCATCGATTCGATGGCTTTATACAGAGCAATAAACGTTTTACCTGTGCCAGCCATGCCGTGCAACATCAAATGTTTTCCATCATCAAAAGCATCAAACGCAATGCGCTGGTTTTCTGTGAGTGGATTTATATTTTTTAAATTGAAATTTTGAGTTTTAAATGTCAGCCCTTCTTGTGTGTCACCATTTTGTCTGGCGATTCTTTTTTCTCTCTTAGTTAAACGAGGTTGGCTATGTTGCACTAGTTGTCCTTATTTTTTATTGCGAGCCTTATTCACTGCCTCTCTGATCTTTATGCTTTTAATATCTTTGTCACCGTGTTGTTGACCGAGTGGAGAGTGTGGATTGGCATTACCGATTCTATTGAGTAGGTCGTTAAAGCCTGAGTCATTTTTGTGAGTTACGCCTGCTATTCCTGATACAAAATTAGGGGCGCCTATAATCTCTTCGATGTCTGGATTGGCCTCGAGAAAATCAATTTTCTGTTGATAATTAAAGAATTCCTCGAAAACTTCTCCGGTTTCTTTGAGTCTAAATTCGTATATAGGCATTAATAATCTTCATCTTCTATCAGATCTAAAAGGGTGCTTTTTGCTTTAGAACGAAGGGCAGATCGAAGCCGCTTCTCACTCAAATGCTGACGATGATCATGTGATGTATTTTTCGAGTCGTCATATTCTTCATTATATTTTCTAAAACGCTTAACCGTGTTGCTCATTTGGAATTAACCCTGGAAAAGCTTCGTTAATTGTTGCGGTGTTGAGTCCTTCGACTTTCTTATCCTTGACTGCAATCAAAAGATTTGCATCCTTCGGATGAAGAGATTCAAGAAGACCGATGAAAAGCATTTCGCGCTGAACTTGTTTAATATCAGGACGATTGCCGCTGAGGTAAAGAGGAAGTGTACGTGCCTCTTGATAGAGTCTTCCTTCGCTGTCGAGCACTTCGCTCGGCTTATAAGGAGGAGCTCCTTCTGGTAGCCACCATCCTACATTAGGATGGAATGCCAATTCAAGGATATACCGAAGTGTTTCATTATCATACTGACGAAGGAGAGAAACCTTTGTCTGTACATCCTTGGCTTCCTTGACAAGATCAAGGATCTCTGAGATCGCTAATGTTCTTTGCATATTAAAACTCGTTAATGCTTTCTAATAGGAGTTTGAGACGACGTTCGATAAAGTAGTTGAAGAGTTTATCTCTTCCTTTACCAGCTTGCTGCTCGTACTGTACGAGCACTTCCTTCTTAATATCAGGAGGAATGAAGTTGAGATCAACGAGTTGCTGATTGCGAAGATAACCGCGCAGCATCTTCTCGTCACAGAATTCCTTTGGATCTGAGTTGAGCCATTGATCTAATTTTTTCTGACTAATAGGTTTCTGTCTGGCACCGACAACGAACGTATCATCTGCTGACAAGAAGTTAGGAACACCGTCGCCAGTATCACCGCGAATGATATGTTCTTTGATGAACTTATCGACGTCGTTTGTCTTACGCCACTTCTTCTGTACAGGATCAAACTGCTGTACGTTCATGTAAGCTTGAAGCTGCACAAAGTCTTTGTCACCAGAAAGAATCAAGATCTTCTCGTTGGTATTGCCATAGGTTTGTGCAAGAGTGCCGATGATGTCATCGGCTTCGGCGCCATCGACACGAATGACTCGATAAGGAAAGTAATCCTTCAGTTCGTCGCGGACTTTATTGAGAGTCTCGAATACGGCAGTCCAGTTGATCTCGGACTTCTCGCGATTCTTACGACGATTGGCTTTGTAATAGGGAAATACTTGGCGACGCCAGTTATTACCAGCATCGCACGCGATAATCATCTCGCCGAATTCGTCCTTAAACTTGACATTATAAGCGCGAACAGAGTTTAGCACCATATGTCGCAAAAGATCTTCTTCGATATCTGCATTCGTGTGGTTTCCAAGTTGTATCATTAGATTGGAAATCATAACCTGCGAAAGGTCCATAATAATCATTTCAATTTCTCACTCTTCATCTGGTAAAGTATACGTATATTCAATTGTACTGTCTTCATTATATCTAAATTCAAATATGTTGTCAGACATATTATGAAATGGATGCTCGAGATTATACTGTCTGTGCAATAATGCCTTGATGCCTTCCATGACTAAGGCTACATCTTTGATGTATTTATCGTCATTAATATCTACGCCGTAGGCTCCGAACATATTAATTATGTCAGGAATCATGTCATTCATGACTCCAGCCACGTGTTCTTTACGAGTCTGAGTAACCTTATCATGAATTTCATCTAAGTTCTGAGGCGGCGCCTCGTCGCGCTTGACACCTGGAAATAAGATTACGTTGTTCGTCATTTAATAACCCTTAGTAGAATGGTGTCTTGATTGATTCGGCCATTCGGCTTCGACTCTACGGTCTTGATCTCGTCCATGAACTTACGTAGGCTGACTTTGCCTGCACCGAGCAATGCTTGAATAGAAACATCTGGCTTTCGCAAGCTCTTGCTTGTAGAAGTCTCGACGTCATAACCAATCAAGGTAGTGCCCTTCACTTGGATTCCAGCTGGACCACTCGAATCGTATCGAGCCAACTTCTTGTATTTGGTGTTGTAAGTCCATAGCTGTGTACATCCTACGATCTCTGCTGGATGGACAGAGACAATCTTGAGTGAAGGCTCTTCCTTCTGATATTTAAGGTTCTTGACCAGATCGACTGCAGACTTTGCTTTCTTCTCACGTGGCTTACGAACCTTGACAGCCTTCTTGTTATTTACATAACGGTCGATGTCACCGAAGAAACTCTGCCAAAAGTTAATCCAAAACTTTAGACGCTTGCCGAAAGCTTCTTGAACTTGCTCGTCATTCGACATAATCTCTGTATATTGAGGACGATAGTAGTCAGCTACGATGCCGAGAATCTGTGCGTTCAGTTCGTTCGCTTGACAGAAGGTGTACATCGAGAACTCTTTGCCATCGATGACATTATCGAGTTCTTCTTCGAGACTCGTGATGATGTAGTTGGCTTTTTCACGAATGCGAGCTTGAATATCGACGACAGTCTTTGGCGCGTCTTCGACTTCTTCGACAATCTGCGTAGCTGCCGCAAGGAGATTCTTTACACTATCATTAAAATAGTCGAGATTCTTTTGCGGCAGCTCATTGCCATTCAGGAGAATACGTGCAACGTTACCAAGAGTCTTGGAAATCTTCCACTTTGGAAGCTTGCGTAGGAGTGCGAGTTGGTCCTTGGTATAATTTTTCTTGGCATAAGTGAAGAACCAGTCGCGTGACTGATCATCAGATGCCATGTAGTTATACCAATTCAGAGCATTGCTATAGCCATCGATTACGATGGGTTCTGATCCATAGGCTTTGTCATCGATCGACCGAATAGCCGCACGAGAGATCTGTTTGGGTTTAGCTTTAACCTTAATGACCATGTTTACCTCTGTAGTTCCTTGTTTGTATTATTCAATCTACTACAGTTTTGATAATTTGTACATGTTTATTTTCATAGGTCGATTTTATAATTAAAACTTGGACCGCCGACGGGTGTATATTGAGTTGCGTTTGGCTCCCAACCAGGAGTTCCAACGACTGGTTCCCACTTTTTGTCGACATGTTCTTTCTTGAAATACGACCACTTACGAGGAGTTTCCATGGCAATTTCCATACCATGCTCAAGCAACTGATTGTGCACAGCATCGTGTTCGTACATCTCTACGTCATCGAAGACGAAGACAGCGCCAGGATCTGACCGCCCAAGGAAGAATGCAATCTCGGCATCGAGAGCTCCGAGCGTGTGAGGACCATCGAAGTGGACTACGCTGTACTTATTAACGAGTTGCTTATAGTCTGCATAGACAGGAACACCGTCTGCATAACGAGTGAAGAACTCGGTGTCTTCGAGGTTGAACATATAGAAGTTGACGTTCTTCTGACGGCAATACAGATACATGTTGATCATACAGACATCGCGCATCTCATTCGTATAGTCGCAGCGACCTTCTTTGAAGATCTCGTCACGATAATACTCGATGTTGCCATACGGATCAATACCAAAGACTGGCTTCTCAGGAGTCTGACCGCTTTCTACGAGACCGTCGATGATACGTTGTAGACCACCGCCGAGACGGACACCAATCTCGACTGCTGCACCTTCTACACCCTTTGATCGAATGGCTGCGTCAGTGAGTACTTCATAGTTTGCGCTGTCTGTGCCGAATTGTGCTTGGATCTGATGGATCGATACTGGTTGTGACATTATATAGTTACCTTATTTCTGTTTCTGATATATTTAGCAATCATATGCATAATAGCTTGGTGGACGTCTTCTGCTGCTTCGTATTCTTGAATATCAACGTGCAAAGAAATATCTGCGAGTTGAGCGCACTTATTATCTGGTGAAAATCCTGTCAGAGCAATAGTCTTTATTTTCAAAGACTTAGCAGTCTCAATTGCCTTGACAACATTCGGAGAATTACCACTCGAAGAGATGGCTACGAGTACATCGCCTTCTTGTCCGAGTGCATCGAGCTGAAACGAGTAAACATCGTCGTAAGAGATATCATTCGCCACGGCTGTCATGAGTGGAATATTTGCTGCCAAAGAAATAACTCTTGGACGCAGTCCACCTTTCTTACAACCTTTGGTATAGTCGCATGCCCAATGTTGAGCAATCGAAGCAGAAGCACCGTTACCAATTGTATAGATGTTATTCCGATGATTCGAAATACTTGTCATCCAAATCAATTCGGCGGCTTTCTTAAATTCTTCATGATCGATACTTGCAAACCCGATATTAATCAGGCCAAGATGATCGAATATAATGTCAGTCTCGATAGACAATTTTTGCTCCTTCATGTGAGATGCCTACATCAAGGCAGGTTCTGTCTGAAAATTCTTGGCGAATTACACTCTTTGAATCGGTGATTGCTAGCATATATCCACCGCCTCCAGCTCCAAGCAGTTTAGATCCGAATGCACCCGCAGATTGGCATCGATCATACATACTATCTATCTCTTCTGAAGAGATACCTTCGGTCATCTGTTTCTTCAACATCCACGCAGCGTTTAATAATCCACCATATTCGTTGATATTCACACGCTGTGTACTCTGCATCTTTGCCATATCTGCGAGTTGACGAATGACGAAAGTCTTGGCTTCGAAGTTAATCTTATCAAGAATCTTTGCTGCATGATGTTCGATGTTTGTAGGAATCAAAATCATATAGTTCTCAATCGTATTCGAATCGAGCCGCTTCACATCTACACGACCATTGCCAAGTTCATTAGCATACTCAATATAATTCATACCACCGAATGCAGACGCAAACTGATCTTGCATGCCGATCTTCCAACCACATAGGTCGATCTCGATATGGCAAGCAGTCTTTGCGATGAGATAAGGGTTTACGTATTCGTAACCAAGATATGCTGATAGCGCCTTAATCAAGGCACAAGTAAAAGCAGACGATCCACCAAGACCGTTGCCGATCGTAGGGATGTCTGCGAATGATGTGATCTCGATGTTGGATTTGATACCGAAGAATTTCAAAGCGTTCTTGACGATATCGTTCTGAAGATCCTCGACGTTCTCTACACACTCTTGTTTCGAATAAGAAACTTTGATATGGTCGTGAGGAGTGTGCATGACTGCTACATAGACATACTTGTCGATGGCAGTTGAGATGGTTGCTCCACCCCATTGTGCAAAGTGGGCGGGGATATCACTACCCCCGCCGAAAAAACTAACTCTGAGTGGTGCTTTGGCCAATATCACGGTGTTGTTCCTTTAACGAAGCGATGAGTCCCTTCCACTTGGGAATTACAGAATCCCAACCGAAACGAGTATCTGCGTAGGCTTTGACGAATGACATCATGTTAGTAATGTCGTTGTTCTGTACGTTCTCGATGGCATACATCAGAGTGTGTGCAAAGATGTTGGCATGCAGATTTGGATTCTCATGATCGCCATCATACTGGACAGTCAATCCACCCGACGTGTCAGCCAAAGCAGAGAAGTTAGGATGTACTGCAAGACAACCTGCTGACATAGCTTCAATAAGAGAC